ATTGCCTTTCCTTTTTTTTATATAAACTGTTTCATATAATGTACATTGTAAACAATAAGAAACAAATTAGAAACTAAACGATGCCCCGATTGTAACATCGCCTCGTTTGCCTGCATTCAAGTCCCATGAAGAACCAGCAGACAATTCTACATTGTCACGCAATCCGTATGTGACTTCAAAGTCTAGTACTGGATGTGTACCATTGTCCAATGCGTCAAACAATACAAAGTCTGAGTCAGCAGTTGACTTGTTGTTATATACAGAAATGTCTGTACTTGCTTCAAAGTCCCATTTACCCATTCCGTAATTTACTTCTGGTGTCAATGTTACTTTCATTGATTCTGCATCTACTTTGTATTCAGAATCTACTTCTCCGCCGAAAGTTAAACCTTCAGCCAATAGTGGTGTGCCTGCAACAACAAATGCTGCAGCGATTAGAGTCGTTTTCATTTTAGGATTTCCTTTTAATATACTATGTGATTTCTTTTCACACCTTTACTTATATTACAAATACGTCTTTTTGTCAATAGATTAATCTATTAGTATAAATGTGTGTCTTCAATATCACACATGTGCTTCTGTGGTTTCATTATAAATACCTGTAAGGAGATTATAGATGGCGATTACTGACAATACATTCTTCGCTGGCCGTGACGGTTTCGTTTGGTGGTTCGGTGTAGTAGAAGATAGAAATGATCCACTTGCACTTGGACGAGTACGAGCTCGTGTGTACGGTTATCATACTGAAGATAAAACAAAACTTCCTACGGTAGACTTACCTTGGGCAGTATGTGTGCAACCAGCGAACTCTGCTTCTGCTGGTGGTATTGGTAGTTCTCCCACAGGCCCGATTGAAGGTTCATGGGTATTTGGTTTCTGGCGTGATCCAGACTTCATGCAAGAACCTATGGTGATGGGTACAATCCCTGGCGTTACTTCTGCTGCTGCAGCTCCAAGTGGTGACTCTCCTCACGACTTCTCTCCAAACCAAACACTTCCACCACCAGACATATCTGAGTCAATGATTTTAGGTGATGGTACGACTACAGAATTTTCTACACCCGCCGATGCAACAGACTCTACAGTCCTAGTAAAGATTGATGGTGTGGTACAACGTGCAACTAACAATCCGCCCGAATCAGAAAACAATGTTGAGGTTCCGCCAGATGCATACTTTGGTGATGGTGCAAGATCTGAATCATCTGAGTTTGGTAGGTCTAGATTTGGAAATCAAATGGCAGGAAAAGTTAATCAACTTGCACCAGAACTTAGAAGTAAATTTATTGCAGGCATTAATAAGTTCCTTGATGATAATCCAGATATGGATTGTAACATTGCTTTCTCATACAGAAGTAATGCAAAACAATTAGAACTATATCGTAAATACCAAGCGGGTGGGCCTCTTGCTGCAAGGCCGGGCAACTCATGGCACAACTATGCGTGTGCTATTGACTTAACTATCTACACTGATGATGGACGCATATATGATGATGGTAGTAAAGGGGATTCCAACTATACCCAAGTTGCTAGATCAGCGTTTGCATCAGCAGGACTAAAGAATGATATCTCTGGTGACAGCGGACACTTCTATCCAGAACAATTTCCAAAGGGAGTTGATAGTAGACTCAAGAATGGTACTATCACACTAAAAGAATATCTTGCAGAGAAGGGGGTTTAAGAAATGTCATATAAGATTGAATCAGGTAAGATTACATTTGATGAACCGCCAAGAGAAGGTGCAGAGGTTGAAGTCATTGTATCTAAAAGAAATAATCTCAAAGGGTTTAGTGACCCTAATGGGTTCTATCCTCGTAGAGTAAACGAAGCGGACACCAATCGTCTTGCAGTAAATGATCAAAGAAACCAACACCCTGTTAATAAATTTAAATCAGATAATGTCGATGACTTAACTGGTGAACCTAAACCATCATACAATGCTCAGTATCCTTTCAACCATGTAAAGGAAACAGAGAGTGGACACATCCAAGAGTTTGATGACACGCCAGGGCATGAACGTATACACGAGTATCATCGTTCTGGAACTTTCTATGAAGTACATCCAGACGGTACTAAGGTAACTAAGATTGTCGGTAATGATTTTGAAATAGTTCATAATGACAAACAGGTTCGTGTTCGTGGTAACATGAAAGTATTCGTTGATGGTGATGCATCTCTGTATGTGCGTGGTAGTATGGATGCACAGGTTGATGAACACTTAAAGTTTAATGTAGGACAGAACATTGACTTCCATGCGGGCAAGAATATCCGCATGTTCGCAAACGAATCAATAGAGATGACTGCACAGACTACAATGACACAACAGTCTGTTGGAAAGTTCTTACAACAATCCCAAGGTGACATGCAAATCATTACCGCCGCAAACTTTACGAATGCAGTACTTGGTAATTATGATATGGTTATTGATGGGGATTCACTTACAGACATTAAAGGAAACCTTTCCACTAACATCACTGGTAACGTAGGTATGTTGGCAGAAGGAACCTTTGCGACAACTATTAAAGGTGCATCTTCTTTCCACACTGAAGCTACACTAGACATTGCGTCTACTGGTACAACGAATATAACATCAACTGGTGCAATGAGTATCGGTACTGATGCTGCACTAACTGTATATGGTGGCGGTGCAACTAAATTTGGTTCGGGTGCTGCAATCAATATTGATGGTGCAACTGTTGGATTGAATGACGGAAGTGCAACTGCTGTTACTGTATCAACTATTACTGCTGTTGTTCCTATCGTTCCTCGTGTTAAACCTTCACCACCAGCTGGAGATGGATACGCACCAGAAGTTACATTCATGGACACAGGAGATATTGCAACTGGTATTCTACCATTCAGTATTGATGATGAAGAGTATGACACAGATGGGTTTGCTGGTAAGATTGAGGCACCGAAAGAAGCAGAAGTATTAGAGGAAAAACCTTTTGTTCCTTTAAGTGAGTCTGATGAATTCTTTGCTGGTGATGATGAAGAAAAGAGTGATGCAGAAATTAAATCAGCAATCGAAGCTGGTGATATTATGCCAACCTCATTCTCAGACTATTCCTTTAATGCATTGACAGGTAAGATTAATACAAGTGGTGCGTCTAGAAAGGCAACATCTATTCCTCGCATTCCAGATGAAGGCGAAGAACATGGAGAAGAAGGTTCAGCCTTCAGTGCAGAACCAGAAGCAGCGGCGGATACTGCTGCACTTGAATCTGCACAAGCAGACTTTAAGTATGATGGTGCTGGAGATGTTATTGGTGGGGTTAACTATTCACTTCCACTATCTACACACTTTACATTAGGACAACTATCTAAGAACTCTGTTGTTGCGAAAACAAAAATTAAAAAGGGTGGTAACAAAGGTTTCACTCAAAAAGAAATTATTGACAAACTTAAAACTCTTGCGATACACGTTCTTGATCCAATCAAAGATCAGTATCCAGATATGATTGTTACTAATGCGTTTAGAGGAAAGTCTACAGGTTCACAACACAATGTGGGTGAAGCAGCAGACATTCAATTCCCTGGCGTATCAAAATCAGAATACTACACAAGAGTTCAGTGGATTAGAGAAAATGTTCCGCACGATCAATTGATTCTAGAATATAAGAATACAGGCTCTGGACTTCCTTGGATTCATATCTCATGTAAAGATGCGGGCAATCGTGCAATGATATTTACTATGTACAATCATAAGAGATATAAGGACACTGGTAAATTCTACCAGTTAGCATAGGAAAAGATATATGCCAGCAGTATGTAGAGAAGGTGATGCATTGGATACAGGACACGGATGTACTGCATCTACAACTATTGATACTTCCAATACAGATGGAACTGTCACAGCTAACGGTATAAATATAATCGTAGTTGGCGCTCCTACAGTTGAACATACACACAGTCCACCAGCTTGTCCAGATCATGTTGAGACATTAAAGGCTGGTTCTGGTACGGTTACAGTTAATGGTAAACCTGTAGGAAGAGTTGGTGATGCAGCAGATGCTGGCGCTATGACAGCAGGCAGCGGAAATGTATCTGCTGGATAAGGAGAAATGAATGTACGAATATAAATGTAAAATAATTAAAGTGATTGATGGCGACACTACAGATGTTGATATTGATTTGGGATTTGGAGTTTGGTTAAAGAAACAAAGGATTCGCTTCTTTGGTATCGACACACCAGAGTCTAGGACAAGAGACTTAGAAGAAAAGAAGTATGGACTTGCAGCTAAGAAGTATGTAACAGATCGTATGCCTGTTGGTTCAATTCAAACACTTGTCACTGTTAAAGATGGTAAAGGTAAGTATGGTAGAATACTTGGACAGTTCAGAATGGAAGATGGAAGTATTCTTAATGAGAATATGATTGCAGAACATCATGCAGTTGCATACCACGGACAATCTAAAGAAGATATTGAAGAGAATCATATTGCCAATAGAGAGTTCGTTAATCTCTAACTTTCGTTATAAATAGAAGTAAGGAGATTTAAATGGCACTTACCCCAAACTCATTTAGTGATGCGTCTGCGTCACCATCTAGGGCAACTAGAAAGTATAAGGATGTTAGTTTGTCTTTCACAAGACACCCTATCACTGGAGACATTGCTGGATTGACAGATGCTGATGCAGTAAAGAGAAGTGTGCGTAATCTCATTAACACAGATTTTTATGAACGTCCGTTTCACCCAGAGATTGGTTCTGATATTAGAAAGACACTATTCGAACCTGTAGATACATCTACCGCTGACAGTTTATCAATATACATTGAAGAGTGTATCGTAAATTTTGAACCACGAGTTGAGTTAGCATCAGTAAGAGTTGATGCAAACATTGATAGAAATGGATACAATGTTATTATTGAATTTTATCTTATCAATTCTCCAGCTGGACTTATTGAGATGGAAGTTAATTTGGAAAGACTGAGATGATGTTAAAACAATTAGAGAAGAGCGCATAATATGGCAAAGAAATTA